CTACGAATAAAGCAAAATATCAGTTTTAAACGAAGTGAAGTGACCCTCTATATAACTTACATAAACATCATAAATCATACGAGTATTTGAGTGACCAAGATATTGAGATAATTCAAGCGGTGTACAGAGTTGTTTATAAAGCATATTTGTAGCAAACGTATGGCGCATGTTATAAGGTCGTCTATATTCAATACCTAGTTTTTTAAGTAAAGGCTTCCACCAATAGTTACAAAAGATATGCGTGTCATGGTATGGATTACCGTATTGCGTTGTCATCATGTAGTTATCATTTTCACGTTCAAACATTTTTACGATGTAGGGATAAAGCGTATCAAGGATAGGAATATCTCTTATTGACCCGAATGTTTTAGGCTTAACATCACCAAAACGTGAGATTGTAGATCGAATATGAATTACTCTCTTTTCAAAATCAATATCAGCACGTTTAAGAGCTAATATTTCACCCGTTCTCATTCCCGTAAAGAAACCCATAGCCAAAAGATAAACAAGGTTAAAATTATAGTTTTCTGCTCCCTCTAAGATACGTTTGACATCATCACTCGTAAAAGGTTTAATGCGTGGTGCATGGTATTTAGGAAGTGCTACGTGTATCATAGGGTTTTTATCTATTATTTCATCTTCCAAAGCAACGTCAAGAATACCCTTTAAAACGCTTAAGTAATTTCGTTTAGACTTATTCCCCACACCGTCTATTTTTTTGTACCAAAGCTTTATGTGAGAGGCTTTTATATCTTTGATATTCATGTTATGAAATTCATCAAAGCGCTTATTGATGATACGTCTATTTTTATCAAAGTAAGAAGGCTTCCATTCGTCCTCATTGAGTTCAAGATAAAGGGAAGCGTATTTTTGGAAAGTCATTTATGCTCCGATATTCTCAAAGTTAGTGTTAAAATCATTGAGTGATTGAATTTGACCGTGAATGAGTCCACGCTTAATACACTCGTTTTGAACTAATCCAAAGTGTTGAAGATTGCAGAGTTCAGGATTAAGTTTGTGATAGTATTGAACAAGATCATAGTTTTTGCGATGTGCTATCGGTTTTGGATACAGTTCTATTTTTTGACCTTTGACATTAAATAGTTCAATTTTGATTGTTTTCCTTTTTTCTCTAATCACGAATTTATCTCTATATCGCATAGTGTTCGGCTCTTTTATCTCTTTCATTTCGCCAAACTCATGGACGAGTGAACCATCTTGGAACATTTGATAAAGACCTCTTTCGTATTGAAGTGTTTTACCACTTTTTATATCTTCAAAGATGAAGTAATCATTTTCAGCAGACCACTCGCACATAGAGTTAATTTTAAGATCAGAGAGGTATAACCAATCATTCTCTAAAGGATAGACTTTGTTATAGACCCATTGAGGCACGAGTGTGTGTGAAGTCGTAAAGCGGACAATACGGTTTTTAATGTACCATGCTTGAAGCTCATCTATTTGTGCTTGGTTTTTAATATCCATGAATGATTTAGTGACATATTTGAGTATGTAGCCGACTGGATTAGTTAATGTCCATTGAAAACCGTTAAGCTCACCTTTGGCGATCTGTTCAGGAGATAGACGTTTTTTATCTTGACCGATATTTTGAGAAGCGCCAAAGATTTTTTCAAACTCTTTTTTGAGTTTATCAATCGAGCTAAAAGGTACATAGAGCAGAACATGAGCATGAGGCACACCGCTTTCGTGTGGCTCAACAGCAAAGAGATAACCGATTTTAGTCTCTTTACGGATATTGAGGATTGTACGAGTTTTAAAAAAGCTATCCCATTGCCATCTTAGTACCATGTAAAGATCATGTGCATTAAATGCCTCTTGGAGTAGGGCTTTAGTGCGAAAGTATCCGTAACGATCATTTTCAGGAAGTTTACACAAGAGATCATCATTAAAGCGTGAGTAGTCACCATAGAAAAGATCGTGTAGCCAACCATCAAGCGTGAGTGTCATAAAGATAGGCGTTAAATCAAGATTAGTCATTGCTTGTTGAAGAGTGTTTACTTTGTTAACAAGTTGAGCATAATAGCGTGATGAGATATTCGCACTCATGGAAACATCAAGCAATGATTTACATGTACCGTTTGAAGTAACAAAATTTGATGTCGATAAATACTCTTTTTGACGGTTAATTTTTGTTTGAGCGTTTTCAACGTCAAAAGAGTTAAGACCGTATTTCATATAAGCACCTTTTTTAAAAATGTCGGGAAACTTTTGTTAAGTTGACAAGAGAGCTTCGCTCATGCGGTGCGGTTGCTCCTCTTCGCTCTTGCTCGTTAAGTCAAAAAAACCTAAAATCAGCTGTTTAGGATGGAGTCTCAAAATGAGTTAACCACCTTTATAGCACCTTACGTTCTCATCACCTCGCAGGTTGTAACGGTTGGTACTGTTACGCTGCGCTAGTCCACACGTTCGCTTATAGGCTATGAGCCTCGCTCTCTTTTATCTGCGATGCTTTTTTCCCTTGTCTCTATCGAAGAAAAGTACACCCAAAATGCAAAACCCAATACAACTAAAACTAAAAAAACTACGTCATACCATGTAAACATTTTGCACCCTTTCAATTCTGATTTTTTGTTGTTGATTTAGCTCTGTTTGTGCCGTTTGTCGTGTCAAAATCTCTACTTAGTCCAAAGCTATTAATCGCTGAATTATGGATAAGCAGATTGACGTAAAAGCTCCGTTTTGTGATAGGTTGTGTAGAGATCACGAAAAAGACTTGTTTTTCTACAAAGGCTTTAAACTGGTCGAGTGTAAGAATTTGAGTACCGATGTAATAGACGTTATCCATCACAAAGACACGGTAAAGGCTTTGAGCTTCAATGTTGGTGTAAGGCTCTTTCACATAATCGTCATAGGTAGAAAGCTCATCTTTTTTAAGGTTGCCTCGTGCGCCTTTAACGGAGTTCGGAGGAGGCAAAGAGAGGTCATACTCTTGTTTAGGTTGAGGAATTTCTTTTGTGGTATTCTGCTCGACTGGTTGAGGCGTACTTTTCATGCCACCAAAGAGAGAATAAAAGGTGTAAATAAATAAGCCTATTGCGATAATGATTAATACAAAAAAGATATAAAGGTACTTTTTCCAATAAGACTTTTTAACTTCAACAGTACGTCCACCATCACCACTCACATAGAGCATGAAAGGGTTGAAGTCATTACCGCTTTTGTCTTTGATGGTTTTTTGCTTTTTATATTTGATCTTATCACGACCACCCGTGATGATGTTTTTACCTTCCGAGTCGTACAAATCGAAAACAATATCATTGATAGGATCAGCTTTCATGGAGTATTCAGGAGCAATGTAAAGCTCAAAATCAATACCTAAATACTTATCATGTACTTTATCAAGACTTTGGGTCATTAATAGAAAATCACAAGGACCGTAATGTCGCTGTAATGAGAAGAAATTTGAGATCATTTCGCACGTTTCTAGGTTCGCTTGAGCGGTTGAAAACGTACTTAGTCCAAATTGGCACTCATCATAAATAAAAAGCGTTGGAGTACGTTCTGATTCGGGCTTTTGTTTTTCTTTCATCTGCTCATCAAAGAGTATTAAAAGATCTTCTTTTGTCCAATATTTATCTTCGTGTTTGATCTCTATGTCATTGTTACCGCTTAGCTCTTTAAAAAGGGCGGGTTTAAATCCACCAACGTTCGTAATAAGACGTTTATAGAGGGTATGGCGTGGTACTTTACCATTCGGAGAGTCCACAGGCTCAAAGAGAAAATGTATAGAGGTTAAGCTTTTACCGCTACCTTGTCCACCTATCAGCACCTTAATCATGGTTAATTACCATACGTCCAAAACTGTACCATTTTCATTTTTAACCAGTTTGCAGACATAAACGAAAAGTACGTAGCTAAAAGATCAAATGCTTTCAGTTGTGTGAGAAACCAACAAATTGTAGGAGTCATGAAAGAACTCATATTAATATGAGACATTGCAAAATCTTTAACACCACTCATAACCGTTACAAGAAGAGTAGTATAGAGAGTAAAAAAAACTAATTTTGCACCTTTTTTACCAAAGAGCTTAATTAGAAAATCTGTAAGTGCTGTAAAAAATCCAGTTAAAAACATTGGCATATTAATTCCTTAAAAAATCTCTAAGACCAAGAACATAGATAAAAGCCATCATAATGTTTGCAATCGTTCCAAAAGGGAATTTGTCTAAAAAATCCTTTGGAGGGAATTCATACGTTTTACCACCGATTGTAAACTCCGCAGTTTCGCAGTAACACGCACCGTTATAATTATTGAAATTGAGATTTAACTTATTTGTATCAAACCATGAATTATCAGGTAAAAGATCAGAAAGGGCAAAGTTAGAGTTGTTTAGATCAGGAGCTTTAAAAGAGTCGTTATTGTCAAACATACCTTTAATTTTTGAGAGAAGCGAATTTGTGGAATTTAGATCATTATGTAATGTGTCAAGTTTACCATGCGTACCGTTGTTGTCTTTATGTAATTTTTCCAATTTATCATTAGTCTCGCTCATATCAGTACCGTTTGAGTCTTTAATTGCTTTTAAAATATCTTCTAATACACTTTTAATTTCTTCGCCTTTTTCGTTAATAGCGTTGGTAGTGCCATTAACCGCTCCCGTAGTTGCATTAATAGCATTTTTAATATCAAGAGAAGCATTGAGCTGTTTAGACGCATTTTCAAGATCAGCAGTTACCCACTTACCCATCATATTGCGGTATTGAACTTGACCTTTATACTCATCATCCATAAGTTGATACATTTTATCGGTCTTTGCAGTACCTAATTTCATTTCAGCCAACATATCGTTAAAGGTTGTGCTATTTTTCCCCATCTGCTCTTTAATAACTTTAAAATCAAGACCAATCTCTTTTAATGCCGTGGTTGCATCTTTTTGACCGTTTTGAATAGCGTTAAGAGCATTTACAACATCCGCTTGTGAAGGTGTTGTTGGCGTAGTGGGTGTTGTAGGATTAGTCGGGGTAGTTGGCGTTGGGTCGGTAGGCGTTGTAGGGTTTGTTGGATTAGTGGGCGTTGTTGGAGTCGTAGGCGTAGTAGTACCTCCCGTGCCACCACTTCCTCCACTACCTGAATTTGGGTCAGTTGGTGTGGTAGGATTAGTAGGTGTTGTTGGAGTCGTAGGATTTGTAGGTGTTGTTGGATTAGTTGGAGTATCAACAGGATTGGTATATACAGCGATTTTTGTACCGTTAGCACATATTGGAAAAGACTTATCATAAGTTTTACCACCAGCAGTATCTTTAATAGTTGATAGAACACCTTGATCGCCATATGAACTTCCAATTGCGTCACATGCACATGAAGCTTTTCCACTTACTGTTCCAAAACTTGAACAATCAGTACATTGCCCTGATGATGATGTATATTGACCAGCAATTGGGTCGCATTTATCGGGTTCAGGTTTAGGAGCACAAATGGATTTATCATTTAAAACAGTATTTTTAGGACAACCACTAACTATAGAAATACTCATTGAATAATTTACATAACATGTAAGAGAACCATCTGTATGTGTACCAACAAAAAACTTAATAGTACCTCCATTACGATTCTGTAAAACACTACCAAAAATATTCCAGTCTTGTGGATTGCACTGATATCCGAAATCATAAAGTATAATATCAGCATATTGACCACCAAAACCGCTAACACCTTGAGGAATGTAAATAGTACCATTGGAAAAAGGTTTTGGATAGCCCTGTTCAGTAGGAAAAGAAGGCTCTTCAACAGAAAAAAGTGATAATGAAAATATCATTAGAATTAAAACTATTTTTTTCATTTTGAAATCCAAATAATCTCTATTTCAAGAGCTTGTAAGAAGTGGTAAACGTCAATCACGATAAATGTCATTTGATAACCTTTACTTGAATAAAGATAGTCAAGGTATTGCGTACTGTTTTATTTGTCTCATATGCGAAGATATACTCTAAGATAGGAATATCACCAAGCACGGGGATTTTAGAGACAGATTTAATATCTTGACTTGCTGTTAATCCACCAATAGCAATACTTCCACCGTCCATAAGGTTAAAGTCACTATTGATTGATTTTTTATTGGTTTGAATGAGTCCATCATCGCTCTGTTTTTTCAGTGTTTCATTGATAAAAGAGGTGTTTAAAATGATAAGACCATTCTTTTGAATAAAAGGGGTGACTTTGATCGTTAAACCTAATTCTTTTTGAATGTAGGTATTACGCACAGAGGTTGACGTTGCAGAGTCATAAGAGGACGTTTTAACGCTTACGGTGTCACCCACATTCATGGTTGTTGATTTACCATTTGCAACGATCACCGTAGGTTCACTTACGATCTTTAAATAGTCTTGTGACTCTAAATCCGCTAAGACCGCCTCAAAATCTGCACTAAAGAGCTTATCAAATGTCAATTTTTTAAAGTCCGTTGTGACCGTTGAGAGATTAAGCGTGGAGGTTAGTTTTGGTTGAAAGCCTTTCTCTTTGAACTTCTCATTATTGATTTCAATAACTTTCATAGTCAGTTCAACATTAGAGAGGTTGGCGGGGTCGATAGGTTTATACTCTTTTTCGTCAATAATGTAATAATCGTTGTAGTCATTGAGGAACAGACCTTTTGACTCAATAATCCTTTTAAATGTTGAGAATAAAGTATCAGGGCTAAGATCATCTACAACAAAATAATCAGCACTCATATTTTTAATATCTTGCGAAATAAGAATGTTTTTTTTACATGTATCAGAAACATAAATAGCGAGATCACGAAGTGAATAATTAGTCGGTGCAATAGGTTCAGCGTAGACGCTTATCATCAAAGCGATAGAGAGGATAAAAGCTTTCATCTAAAAAACTTTGTATAAACAAGTCTTACAAGATAAACAGGTAAAAAGCCTTTAATAAAAACCGTAAAGACAATATCAAGCACATAGTTAGCGGGTAAGCTTGCAGTCATTGAAAAATGGATAATGTCTACCATACCAAACTCCAAAGCATAAGGACAGAAACCAAAATGGAAACAAGTGCATTGAGATAATTAAAGTCCTCATTTTTCATGCCGAGTGTGTTGTTAGTAGGTATCTTTTTACATATACTTGAAGTAGCGTTATACTCATAACCATCAATAAAATCATCACCAAGACTTAAAGAAGAACTTTGTTGTTGAACACCCGTGTGACTAAACGTATAGTAAAGATAACCCGTTTTAAAATAAAAGTCTTTAACACAAGCATTTTGAGAAACAAACAAATAATCAGCATATGAAAGGCTTGAAAATAAGCATAAAATAGGTAATAAGTTTTTCATAATCAGCACCTTAGAAATAGAAAGAGGAGACCATCATCTCCTCTTTGCAACTCTCAAAATGAAGAACGCACCAAATACCATGAGTTTCATGCCTAAGATAGCACTTGCAACAAGGTAATAAGCGGTTAAGTCAATTTGAGTAATCATGTTAGATTAGCCTCTGTGAAGAACTTTTCTAACAAAACCCCATGCCAAAGGAGCAAGAGAAATGGCAATGACAGAACCAAGAACAGCCAAAACCATAACTTGGATACCAGTAAGCTGTGTAGTCAAATCAGTAAACCAAGCAGGGTCAGCCGCCATAGCGTTAGAAGCAAGGGTTGTTAACCCAACAAATAAACCAAGTCCGAGTGTTGAAATCTTTTTCATAGATTCCTCCGTGATGTGTAGTAGAGTATTTAAACCCTCTATCAAAGGCACGGATTAAGTGCCTTTTGTAGAAGATTATTAAGAGGCTTTAGGCGGTATAGGCTTTTTAGGCTCTAAGATGGTATTAATTTCTGTTATGAGATCGCCAGCTTTTTTGGTAATGGCTACGGTGTAATAGTCTTTTTGGGATTGAGGAAATTTACCTTTACATGTAAAAGCAATGCCATTATTTTGAAGCTTCACAATTTTTTCGGCAAGAGTCTCGATCTCACTTTGGCTCTCACCGCTAATCTCAAAATTGACGGACTCATCTAGCGAGGTATCTTCGTTCACTTCAAAGAAAGACGTTGTGCAAAGTTTGAGCTTATATGATGGTCTTTCAGCATTTTTATTTAACTCTTTCATCTGCTCTAACGTCATAAAAGAGCCTTGCATTGTGTATTCAGTCAATGAATATGTCAAGTCAAAACCATTTAAAATATAATTACTTTCAACAGGAGAAGCACCAACGACAAATTTCAAATCTTGGTTTTTTTCAAGTTTTGGCAAATCTTCCAAAAGCTCTTTTGCGCTAATGTTTGCAAATGCGTAATGCTTTTGAGCACGTTCACGATCTTTTGTGTATGGCTTTTGAAATACGCCTACACGTAAAGGCAACATCATGCCTTTTGCGAAATACTCTTTAAGTGCGTTATTGAGCTTTATAGCCTCAATACGATTTTCACATTTAACCACTACGTCAATAAGGGAAATAATCGAAAAAAGTGGATTAGATGGACTACGCTCGATGTTTTCGGTTGTAATGACTACATGATCTTTATGAGGGTAACGTGACCCAACAGAGTGGATTTGAGGCTTACGGAGTAGAACTTCAGCTTGGTAAGCTTGTTTGAGATAGTGAGGATAGACTTTGGTTGAATCTTGCATGGTAGCACCTTTTTAAGAGTTGTTTGAGCACCATTTAACAAGACAGAGCAGTAGGTGCTGACAAACTGCTCCGCTAAGACCCCTAAAGACCTTGCTATTTGAAAAGACGTGTTTTCAGATAACGAGATTTTTATAATATAAAAATGCAGTTTTTTTCATAATCATTATTTTTTAAAAAATAATGTATTTTTCTATGAAAAATAAACAAAAACGATATAATTGAAATTTCACATATATATATTTAATTTAAAGCAAAAAGGTAAAAAACAAAATAGGTAATAATTCCATATTCAATTGTAATTTTAAGTAATTAATACTTAGAACAAAATTAAAAATAGGCAATTATTCCACTTATTATAAAATTAATTGGGAATTATTGTATGACAAGAGCAGAACTAGCAAAGTTAATTGGTAAAGATGTTAAAACATTAAATAATTGGGAAAAAACTAATCCTGAATTAGTTAAGCTGATAAATCAAGGGTTAGCATTAGATGAACATATTGAAGAAGTAGAAAAAAGTTTAAAGAAATTAAAAGAAATAAAAGAATCAGCAAATAGTGGAAAGTTCAAATTGAAATAAAAGGAATTATTACAATAATGGTAAACGCAGTGACCCCTGATAAAGAAAATAGATCACCCCTAACAAATGTTCAAGATAGACAGTTAAATAGAATTAATACAAATATAAAATATATTAATGAGAATGAAAAAGAAGTTAAAGTTGTTATTCGTTCAAGCCTTCCAAATAAAAAAATTATGATAATTGATGATGTACTTGAGAAAATATTAAATTCGGAATTTCAATTCATAGCTTTACAAAATATCAATCAATTAGAAAAATATGATAGAGCATTGGAGGATTTTAGAAATTCAATTCATGCTTTTTTAAGAAGTAATAATGAAACAAGTCAAAATGCATTATTTGAATCTGCAGAAAATATTAAAAATGTTATTGATGAGATATTAAATGTCATTCCTACAATATCAGTAAATGAACCCATAGAAGAAGGAAAAATAATAATAGAAAATGATTATGTAGAAAAAACGTTAGAAAATTTGGAATTTAAAATTTCGCTCTTCTTAGAACAAGTTTACCCAAATGATATAAAAACAATTAATACAAAAATAGAAAATAGTGAAAGCGAAAAAAAGCTCAACCAAAAACTTGAAGAAATTGATAAAAGATCATCTGATTCTAAAGAATTATTTGGAGTAGCACAACAGTCTCTTTTAGATCTAGTAAGAACAGAAAATCTAGTAAATAATGAGATACAAGAGCTAAAACGAGCAAAAGAAGGGCATATCGCATATACGCTTTCTGATAAACTTGAAGAAAAATTATCTAATTGTAGAATTGACAAATATTTCAAATTAGCACTTTTATGTATAGTTATTATAGGAATGCTTATAATAAATTATAACCTATTAGATTTTTCAATTAATTCAATTAAAGAAAGTAAGTTTTGGGAATTACTCACAATGAAAATACTATTTAATATTCCATTAGCTTTTTTAGTAATTTTCTTTTTGAATGAATATAACAAAGCAAAGCGATTATTCGAAGAATTTGATTATAAAATCATTATGGCTCAAACACTTATGAATAATTATAATAGGCTAAAAAAAGAATTTTTAGGAGAAAAAGATTTATTAGAAACAAAAGAACAAAAAATAGCAAAAGAAGAAAAACTACTTGAGATATTCAAATCTCCTATTGAAAAAATCTTTGAAAACCCTGTTCATAGCGTTTTTGGAGATAAAAGTGGAGATAAAGGTCTAGGAATAGAGCAACTTGAAAAACTTGTTTCTATTGCGAGCAAATTAAAAGATAAAAAAGATTAATATTACGAAAAAGACTAAGGTGCTGATTTATGAAAAAACTACTTGTCCTTGTTGGACTACTTACAAGTATGTATGCAATCCCACCATGCGAATTACATGATCAGAAAGTATGCACATATTTTTATAAAGGTGCAATGAGCGCAGAAATAATAATAGTAAATTTATCTCCCGATACTGTACTTGTTGAATATGCTGGAGGAATATTAGATTGGAAAACAAAAAGCGTAACCAATTTAAAACTTGAAGCAGGACAAAGATACACAATACTAAAATCAACATATGAAGATCACGAAAAAAAACCAACGTATAACATTTACTCAATGAGCTACAAAGTAATACCAAAGAATAACGAACAACAACAAACAATAAAACAATCTAGCAATGATGAAAGAAAAGCAAATATCAAAATTGAAATGCACTAAAAAATTGTTAAAAAGGAAAGGAAGTATATGAAATTTCTAAGTACGCTACTTATCATAGTAGGTTTGTGTTTTTCACCAGTTTTTGCAAAAGGAAGTAGTGGCTCTTATAAATCTTCATCTTCAAAAAGCTACTCATCAAGTAAAAGCTCTTCAAGTAAATCATCTTCTGATGTTTCAGTCAAAGGTTATACAAAAAAAGACGGAACTCAGGTATCTGCATACAAACGAACAAGTCCAAATAGTAGTAAATCTGATAACTATAGTACCAAGGGTAATGTAAATCCTTATACTGGAAAAAAAGGTACTAAAAACCCATAATAATTCATTTTGAATATATTGAATAAGGAATCGAATGTTTAAAAAATTAATAATTTCTTCTATGCTTATTACATTACCACTTTTTGCAGTAAAAAGTGTGGGGATTGTTACTAAGGTTACTGATGACAATATAATGCATATTATGATAGGAAAAATATGGAAACGATAA